AGAATTACCCCCTAGGCCAAGATTGTATACCCGATGCGTGGTCATTTGATTTTGTAGCACCACTGGCCAGGCATGTTCGTTGCGGAGTCCGGTGCCCATGGTAAAACTGCATCCTAGGCATACGATTGATGGTATGGTAGAATCTATTTCAAATTCGTGTGTTCTAAATCCATGCGAATTAAATCGATAGTCAATGGATTTTTCATCGTACCCGGGATTACCGGTATGCAAAAAGTTTTCGAGGGAATCAGTTCCATACCAACTCAAGGTCTGGTTGGCATATTGGGTGGTAGGTAAAGTTTCAAATTGCCAATAGTTTATCATTTTAGGTATTTTACTATCTGTTGAAAAATCATTTCATGCACACAACGGCCTGGATGTCCATGATCTGGAAAAAATTCAGACGCTTGAAAGACATCAAGTTTTTTCTCAATCAACTGGGCCACTGCCATGGATGCCTCGGTCGATTTTATTCTATGTAACTCTTTGACATCACCAAACATGGACTGCGGAAAATTGTCTATTACCAACGAACTAATGCTGTTGATTGCAAAGATTATGTTGTCAAATGCAAGCCGAGCAACTTCAGACGGAATATCACACAGTCCGCCCAGTATGTAAACCTTGGTGTGATATTTGGCGGCCAGCTGATCCACATAGTTGAATGCTGTGGTCAATTGTGTGATGCCAAATTCGTGCGGATCGTTGTAGATTCGATTCATGGTGGTTCGTAAGGGGCAGGTTACAAACCAAAATACTGCTGTAGGTGCTGGGGTTGACGCCAAATAGGTTTCTAAAAAATCTATGGCTTCTTCATTTTGTTTGTTGCTGCCAGATAGATTGGTAACCGGATATCCAGCGTCCGTAAGATATTGTTCAAGCCCGGCATGTACTACTCCGTAGTGTCCGTCTTTGGGAAACCATTCGCCGCACCCCCAGCTGTCGCCAATGATTGTTATCAAACTCTAAAACTTTCTCCACACCCGCAACGATCTTTTTCGTTAGGGTTACGGAACTCAAAGCCCTCATTTAGTCCTTGACGCACATAATCTATTTCTAACCCTTCAAGATATGCACGGCTTTTGGGATCAACCACAATAACAAATCCTGCCTGTTCATAGGCAATATCTTCAGGGGTGGCCGCATCAACATATTCTAACACATAAGCAAGCCCAGAGCAACCGGTGGTTTTTACGCCAAGACGAATGCCCAGCCCCGAGCCACGACGGGTCAGGTTGGCCTGTATCTTTTTACTGGCTGTGCTTGTTACGGTAATCATTTATGGCCGCCTTGATTGCATCTTCCGCAAGGATGCTACAATGGATCTTGACTGGCGGGAGTGCAAGTTCTTCTGCAATCTCACTGTTCTTAATAGACTCTGCCTGAACCAGCGTCTTCCCTTTGACCCACTCTGTAACGAGTGAGCTCGACGCGATAGCCGAACCACAACCGTACGTCTTGAATTTTGCGTCTGTGATAATTCCATCTTCGACCTTTATTTGTAATCGCATGACATCTCCAGTCATCCGCAAGCTGGGGCACCAACTACACCGGTCCCAACTTGCGCTGTCTCCTCTAATTTCCCAACATTCCTGGGGTTTTCATAATGATCAATCACTGCTGCCGAATAAGCCATTTGTATCTCCAATTATACTTCTTACTACATCTAGTGGTTGGTAAGTATCCCACTTCTTGCGATTTTCCTCGCCTTTAATAAATTGTATATTATTTCTGCTACCAAGCAAATGAGGCAATATTCCTAATTCCCATCCTTGTTGATGAGGAACAATATGATCTGTTTGCCAACTATGCTTGTACTTACCTACTGTTGGCACCCATTCCCCCGACTGTTTCATTTCTTTAAGAGTTCTATATGTTGCCTGGCGAACTAATCTACGATACATTTTTAATGGATTAGTAATAGGATTTTTAGGTCTTAAATTATTAAGTTTTCCATCCTTGTTAGGATTATCTGCTATCCACTTTGTTTTCTGTCTTTCGTTTGGAATGCCTTTATTCCAGCCCCATCCTTTTGCTAACCCTTCTAAATTCATTTTAGTCTGCTTAAATTCTTCAGACATTTTTTTACCTTTGTTCCAAGGGTCGTATTCTCCACGGTTCAACGGATTTTTACATTTCTGAGAACAATAATCTTTAAATCGAGGACGAGTCTCAAATTCGTCTCTGCAAAATAAACATTTTTTAATTAGTCCATACTTGTTTTTCATACAAGTATTTAGCGTCTTGGCGCACCCGCCTGTTATTTTTTTACAGGTGGTGTGGGTGGTTTGGGTGCTTGTGGAGCCGGCACAGTCGCAGGAGGTTTTTTTAAACTGTCAATCAACTGTTGTAGACCAGCGGCCATACCAGTGCCGGCAATAGTCATCATAAGGACGAAACAGATCTGTCTCATTAATTTGGTACCAATACTGTTCTGTAGCAGTTGCAGTTGCCATCCAATAAGGCTTCCCAATGGTAACCGGCCGGTGCAGGATACGTTGGTTGTGCTGGGGGCATGGTCTGTTGTTGAATGTAAACTGGTTGCTGTTGAATGTAAACAGGAGGGCGAGTGGCTTCATACACAATGACACCGCCTACTACAGCCGGAGCTACCCAACCATAACCGGGATGCCAGTAGTAACGGCCGCCGCCGTGGCGCCAGTATTCAGCGTGTGCGTCTGTGGCAAACAAGGTGCTCATGGCCAGTAAGCTGGCAAATATTGTTGCAATTATTAAGTTTTGTTTCATTTTGCCTCCTGTCTAACTATATGTGATTATATAGTCCGTGTCAACCAATTTGGTTACTGTCGGCGTTTTAATGCCTTTTTGGCATTTGAATCTACCACGGCTCTGGCCTGGTCCACACTCATGCCAGTGTCGGCTTCGGTGTCGCCTTTGAAACGAACCACACCCGAAGTTGGATCCAAGGGCTCCAATACATTGTTCAAGGGTGGTTTGTTGATCAACACACCCAAATTGTCTAGAGTAACATTGACGCCTAGACTTTTGGCCAGATCAATAAAAGCATCCTGACTGATTTGTTTTTGAGCCGATTCGTCATCACTGCGGCCACTCAAAAATTGAGCCAGGGCCATGAGTTTTTGTCCGCTAGGATCTGCTACTTCAACAATGCGCATTATCTGCGGCCACGACCCAACGAGGCTTTGGGAACTTCAAGATCAGCGTCCATTTCAGGTTCTGGTGCAGGCAATTCCGCAGGAATTTCTTCAGCAGGTGGCATGGCAGGAGCCATGTCTTGACCTGGGATAGTGGGAGCTTGACCGGTTACTACACCAAGTGCGGCTTCTAACTGTTGTTTGCTGCCTTGTAAATTTTGTACAAGTCCACCCAATGCTGCATTGGCATCGTTGTTGAACTGTGCGCTTTGATCCACGCCAACTTCATTTTTGATTTGATCAACCAGGGCTGGCAGGTCTTTGAACTGCATGCTGGTGACCTGTTCGATCATTTTTTGTACTTGGTCAACCATGTCCTGGCTGGCCAATACCACTTGAGCCTGTTGAATCTCGCTGGCTTCACGCAGTCTACGATACAGACGACTTTCATTTTGTGGAGCCATCATTGTTTTGTTGACTTCGGCTTGTTCTTGAGGAGTCAATGGCTGACCAGCTTGAGCTTTCTTCATGATGGTCTGTTGTGCTGGATCCATGTCAGACATGGCCTTTTCGCGCTGTGCTTTTTGTTTGGCAGCCACTGACTGTGTGGCAGCAGATCCGCTGGCGGCACCGGCCGACTTGCTCATGGACACTGCTGGATTGATTGGAGCCATGTCTTCGGTTGACGATCTGGTGTTGAAATCAGCACCGGCTGTTGAACCAACAGACACTGTGGCACCGCCACCTTCTTTGAGTCGAGCTGATAGAACCTGTTCCATCATGACCAATTTAAGGTAGCTGGGATTTTGCTCACTGCGGTGAAACGCTGGTGTGCGGCGATGTTCGTTGACCAGGCCACGCACACGGCTCAACAGGTTGCGAGCTTGCGCTCGAGTAATGGTGTCTAGATCAACACGACCACCAAAATAACTTTCAAATACCTTAGCGGCTTGCTTTGTTGGGCTGATTGCGGCCAGTTCTTGCAGTTTCATTATTAAATCCTCGTTGTTGAATATATTTAGCCCAGTTTACGCATTTGGCCAATTCGTTTTCCACTTGTTTTTTGCGTATGATTTTGGTTTCTAATTTTGTGCCAACACTGTCTCTGAATTCCCACTGTTTGCTACGATCGCCTAGCGCAGTTCTAACAGCAATATCTGCGGTCAGGCTGTGTAATTTGTTGTCTAGTTCCAGTATTTCTCTGGCAGTGTTGTAGGCATTGATCTTGTCGGCTATGCACCAGCTTAGAGCCGATTTGGTACTGTTAAAAAAGCCCACTTCTGTAGCTGAACAAAATACCTGGTATCCAGGGCGTTGCGGTATTATGCGATATTTTCCAAATACTTCGTATTCACCTTCATCATTTTGCCAAATTAAATTATTTTCAATTCCACGAAATTCCTGACGGAACATGTGTTCAAATTCTTGATCTAATTTCATTTAACAATGTAGTGCATTACAAACCAGCCAATTATGGCTGTTAAAAATCCAATTATGCCCACACCCCATGATATAATTTGATCATTGCGTTTGGTAGCCATTTGAGTTACACTTGTTTTGACTTCGGCAACCATAACACAAAGATGTGAAATGTTTTCGGCCATAGTAGACATTTTATCCTCTAAGGCATTGTAGCGTTCAGCACACAGTTCCACATGTGCTTCTAGGCTTTTCTTTTCAATTTCTGTAGCTTCAACCATCATAATCTCCACAATAACCACTATCACATATTTATGGAAATAGGTATAAACCAAATGTTTTGATCAGGGCCCTGAGTTTTCAAAACTGGAGGTAATTCTCTGGTGTTGCTTAAATGGTTAATCATGGGTATTCCGTCAGCATCTGATCGCAAAACTGCTACTGGATCTGATTCTGGTCCAAATATACCCGGAGTTTCAACCTCAAACTCAAAACTCCAAGTTCCTCTATAATTGGTCGGTTCTAGCAATTCAAATATTTGTGTACGCATGGATATCAATTGAGTTAATGTTTCCCAATTGCGTTGTTGATTTCTAGAACGATTCCAGGATGATTGATCCACAATGTCCTGTCCAGCTCGATCCTGATATGGCAGAGATAACGGCTTGAAATACCCGGTTACACCTGTGGCTGTAATATCATAGTAAGTTTGGCAGGCATATCTCATGGTTTACTCAGGGCATAAAACATTTCGACCTGCTCACACAAGCGATCCAGTTCGGGGTTGTTTTTTCTTTGTTGGAAAATATCAACCCAGCGTTTTTGCTGTTCCAGTTCAGCCAGCTCTAGCTGTCGTTCTTCGCTCTGACTGTGTAATTCTCTTTGTGTGTTGCCTGGGCGACGAGCATATACTGTATGTCCACCATCTGGACTTTCGTATATGGTCACTTCAGTAATTTTACTTGCTTGCATGGTACAAATACTTAGCCAACAAAAAACCCTGGGTGTTTATTCCAGGGTTTAGTGCTAATAGGTTAAACTATTATTGTGTTGTGAATGTAGCGTAAGCATTGGAAGAAGCCCAACCAATGTTTAATCCACCAGTTGCGTTAGCACCTTGAGCAGCTGTCAAGAATGTAGCGGCGTTAGCAAAAGAGCCAACTGGGAATACAGCAACGTTCAATACTGTGTTTGCAGCAGGATTTACTTGATACATAGCAACTGTCGAAACTTGTTGAATCGCTTGCAATGTGTTAGAAATAAAGCCTTGTGAGTTACCAGCACCAGAAACAGACAATGCAGAGTTTGCATTAACTGACCAGAAGTCTAATTTAGGACCTTGGAAGTTGGTTACTGATTGAGCTGCTAAGTTAGCACTTTGAGCAACTGAACCATTGAGGGTATCTGTTGCAAATACTGGTTGTGCACCACCATTAACTACGGTAATATAAGCCATTTTAAATCTCCTTAATATATGGTCACGGAGGACCTGCAAGTATTTACCATTTTAGATAAAAAAGGAGAACTAGGCCGGTTGTTTGGGATTGTTTAAGGCCCTATTTGCCGCAGTAAATCCGCCGGCCAGGCGGTTCACAGCCTTGGCTATGCCAGCATCTGTGGCCATTACCCAGCCTTCTTGGCCTGGATGTTGTAGATCTAATTGACCCAGTAAATCCATCTTGATCATGTGTAATAATTCCCAAGCTTCAAATGCAGCAGTCATGCCCACAATGTTACTGCGTGGACTTTGTAGATATTCTGTAATATTTTTAAATTTTGGTGCAGTTGTATTATCATATAACCAAGTTGCAAATTGATCCATTAATTGATTAAAATTAGTGCCTACACGACTATTAATGTAATCTATGCATAGCTTAGGCAAATCGGTAATTTTTAGGGCACGAAGGTCAGCGGGATTAAACAATTGATCAATTGCGGCTCCTTGTGATCTATACAGTCCTTGTAATTGTTTAACTATTTGAGTTTCTGGGCGTACATTTTCTTTGGCATACACTGGCTCTAACAATAACAATCCAGGAACTGTTTTAAATTTAAAATTGCCAATGGGTTCTTTTGGTGCGCCGGGTTCTGCGTATTTTGTATGCATGCCCAATCCAACTTCACTGGCACCAATTCGTCGTCCTATGTCGCTAGCAGCTGGTATTTTGTATTCTATTTCGTTGGGTCGAAATACATAGTTTCCAGCTTCTAGTGGAGGGGTATTCATGTATAATAAATCACCCTGGAAGAATCCCCGATAGTTTCGAGGAACCGCGGCATCCAACATGCCCCATAATTTATCGTAAATGGGTGCAAGATCCTGAACACGGGTAGCAGGCTTGCCTTTTGCTTCTGCATCTGCATCTCTGGTGGCTAAGTGCTGTCTAACCTGGCGAGGACTTGTAAACAATCCGTTGTATCCCTTGGCTGTAAATCCT